AGTCCATAAGATTGCCTACTTCTACGCCATGCAGAATGCGTCCTATACGGCCTCCAGAGGCCTCTGAGAAGGACGATCGCCCTGCCCTGTGAGTATGTCCAGAAATGACGCTCTTGCCATGCCTACGGGCTGCCTCAAGGGCTGAGAGACCCCCTTGTGACTTAATAGGGGTATGGTCGCCATGGAGTGCGATCCAGTTAGGAGCGATGTTATACGGCTTTTTATGAAAGGTGATCCCTAGCTCATCGAGCTGCATGAACTTCTCAAACCTAAGTTCCGGCAATGATAAGAATGATGGGATCTTCCGCATAATCTGTGTGTATAGGCGATCTGTGTGATTAGAGCGTATCATCTGTGTTACTTGTAGATCGTAAAGTACCTGAACAGCCTCATCGCGATCGTCTCCCAGAGTCTGCTCGTAAGCTTCTGGCGTGCCTTCTGACCATTTCGAGATGGTGTTGAAATCAATCTCATCTCCGATCGTTACTACTTCATGCGGCTTAAACTTGGCTATAAAACTGGCTAGATTCTTAACTGCGTGTCTATCGTGGAAGGGAACCTGTAGGTCGCTCACTATGACAATGCGCTTCATTAGTCCTCGTCGTCGTCCTCGTAGGGTATGGGGTCCATGCGGTCGGGAATTGATGGCAAGATCCATGCAGGATAAGAGTCCCGATCGGTAATAATTGCTAGGCAAAGATCGACTGCGAAGCCTGCCCTGCGTAGTGCGCGATACATCTCATGCAGGCTAATAGCCCATGCGTCAAGCTGTGAGTAAGTATCGAGATCGATAACTTTCTTTCGTGCCATAATTAAAATTATCGCTCAAGAAGTATGTTGTAAATCTCATCGACACGCGAGTTCAGTCTTTTAATTTCAGACAGAAGATGCGTGATGACATAACCTGCTAGCCCACCGATCACGGCAAGGCTTGCAAAGTAAAGTGTGAAAAAGTTTTCTTGAGTCATTCTTTCCCGACTCCGAATGAGGCATCGTTAGGATTGAGCCAGCGCAGAATGACGGGTGCTACTGCTGCCGCGCCTGCCATCGCTAAGGTCTTAGGATCTGTTACGCCTGCCATGTATAACGCGAGGGCAGCGGCCAAGAATGATCGAGCCCATGATGCTGCTAGTGATTTTGCTTGCTCCATTATTTTCCACCTATCATCGGGATATTGAACCAACTAGAGTCTTCATCGCCCTTGATAGTAAAGCTGACGTGCGCGTGATGATTATGCTTATTGATCCCATCATAAGGACGCCAAGCCCAAGCCTTTTTAGATGAGGCGATGCGGCCGTCGAAGATGATGTAACTAATTCTTTTATCGCCAGACTTTGCAGCGACTCGAATCTGATCGACCAAGTCAGGCATGACATCGGGCTTCCTGCCTTTGCCGTTAAGGTCGCGGTCAACATCGATGGCACGAACCCATCCCTGTGCATCTGGATTATGATCAGACTTGCGAGCAGCGTGTCTCGTGTCACCGATCCAGCCGTCCGAAGTTCGATCTCTATCTGGGAATGCATCGTCTATCTGCTCTCGTAACTGGATGGCAGACTTAGATAGGCGCGGCTTCATCTGTCACCAATGCTAACTCGAAAGGGTTGCCCTTAATTATTTGCACAGAACCTTTATTTACAATGATCTGACTATTAAACTCGAATTCTTCTTCTTGCTCTGTATTACTCTCAAATAAGATTTCCATTTAGACTCCTGCGTTATAGTGAGATAGAACTTGACTCGCTGTAAGTGCTGTGTTGTAAACAGAACAAGCCGTCTCTGTTCCAGTAAAAAATTGTGAGTAAACGCCAGCTCCGGTGTCATTAGCTCCAACACTTATTGCTCTGTTAGAAGTGGCTGTGCCTCTTCCTGCGGTGCTATTGGCTCTATCTACGCCGTCTATGTAAAGTCTTAATGCTGAACCGTTTGTAGCAGTCACTACAACATGATGAAAAAGATTATCGTTGTAAGTTGTACCATGTGAAAGAATAACAAATCCACTTGCGGTGTCAGAAGTTAAAACCTGAATCATTCCTGTTGTTCCATTATTAACAGTTACCAAAGCATTTACTTTATCGTTGCCACCAGAACTATCACGCCAACCAAAAGGAGCAGCAAATGTCGTGCTATTAAACTTTAACCAAAACTCAATCGACCAAGTGCCGCTTGCTGCGATGTTAAAAGTAGAAACTACAGACGTTTTGAGAACATCATTAGTGCCGTCAAAAGTGATGCCCAGAGGAATGCCTGCTAGACCTGTGGCAACTCCTAAAGTTGGGCTATTAACGAACGTTAAATCATTATTATTTGCAGTTAAATCATCACCCGTCGACCCAGTAGTTTCATTAAGTAGCCAAAAACCAATGGGGTTATCAGCTAAGACTGTTTGGCTATAAGTAGCCTTAGCGCCATTAATAGCTGCAAGATTGTTTAGCATTATGCAATAGCGCCTACGACGTACCAAGCATCTGTGCCAGTCTTAATGCAGGCTGCTGACTTATATTGTGCAAGGGTAGGCTGCGCCGCTACTGCGCCAGCTGATAAGACTGTAGTAGTGCCAGAGGTGACTGCCTTGATAGTGACTGCGCCTGCGCCTTTGTTAAGGACTGTGATGACTGATCCTACAGGGATGGCCGCTGTGGCATTAGTTGGGATGCTCAAGTTTACGGCTGTTGCCTTGTTCATTGGGATAAGCATCTGATAAGAATCGGCTAGTACGATTGTATAGTCTGCCGTCTGGTCTGCCTTGACCTCAAAGGTTACTAGGCCGTTATAGTCGGCGGCAGTAAAAATGTCGCCTGTAGTCGCTGGAAAGCCTGTTGCCATGATTTATCTCCTAGTATCCCATTATGGATTGTCCGATTATACCGTAAGTCGATGATCCGATGATGAATCCCTCGACTATAGGCTCAAGTGTTGTAACTGTGCACTTCATACTGTTAGGGGTTATATCCCATGCCAAGCCCTGCACCTGCAAGGTCTTAACGATTGTCGAGCCGTCTGGCTGGACGTTAGTGATCTTGACATTGTCAAAATAATCTAGACCGATCATCGTGTCAGTCGGTACATCTGTGTCCAGTAAATCGACCGTCATCTGATCAATTCTGATAGTGGTTTCTGCACGCGTCGCGACATAAATCTTGGCGATGTCTAAGACTTGAGCATCTGTCTGAGGGATCATGTCAGTCACTGTCGTGCCATGAGGGAAATACTTAGCAGATGAGTCAGCATTCGTTGCAGTCTGTGCTGTGCCGCCTATGCGTGTCATGCTGGCTTGATTGACGATGAGCTTGTCATCGAAGGCGTACTTAAGGTCTGAGTAGGGAATGCCTGTTGTCTGATTAAACTCGATAGGGGTAGCCGCTAGAGATCCCACAACATCAGTGCGATCCTTAAATTCAAAGGTGCCATCTGTTCTTACGAATGCCGCGCCCTGTTCTGCAAACTCTGCCGCCTTCAATGCTGCAAGGGATGTGCGAGCCGTTGCCGGATCTGCTTGAACTGTCGTCGATCCTGTGTCAATAATACGCATTGATGTAGGGAATGAGACTTGATCGAGGATCTTAGTGATACGCGTGCCAGTAGTCTGGCCAGCAGTTGCATCTGTAATTGTTGAAACGTTAGCCATCTGGAATAGTCTGAATGCATCGGAGCAGATGATATCGACGTATCCAATTTCCTGCCCTGTTGGATAGTAATACTTATACTGATCGACATAACCTGAGAATAAGAACTCCTGCGCTGTAGCAGTGGTAGCAGCGACACGGATCTTGCGGAGTGGAGTCAGATAGCCGAAGTAGGGACTGGATGCATTTTGAGGATTGAAATAAGAGTTAGGGTCTAAGACTCTGACTGTGCAGTTGCCAGACTCGTAGGTGTCACGCATGATGTTACGGCCTCGACTGATCTTGATTGATCGAGTGACATCGCTAAGATCAACTACTGGCTCAGGTACTTCTGAAGCTGCAAAGGTACTGACTCCGATAACGCCGTACTTGGCATCGCCAATAGTAAAGGGATAGCCGAATGTAGCACCTTGGCTAAAGTCGAACGATACCGAGATAGTTGCAGGAAGTGTCATTCTATTGCTACTGCGCCCTTATTGCGTGATCGATTGACTTGATTAAACGAGCCAGACAGTGAGTTATTAACCTGTGAGTTAGTTATAGCACCGCCAACGATGTCGCCATCAAGATAGACCTCGACGTTAATCGCTTGAGCGTTAGCACCTTGGAATCTATTG